GATTTCGGTGAAGTCGAGTATCCGATGACAGTTCAAGACCAGATTATGAGAGATGAGTTCGATTTGTCCCATAATCTCACTACTGAAGCAAAACTTATGGTAAGAGACAATAAAGACCTCTCCATAAAAGAAGCGCAGAAAATAATTGACGATAATAGAGAGGAAAATGAGCAGAGAAACCAACAGGGACTCTTTAATCAGCTTCGCCAAGGAGCTTGATAGATTAAACGATGTTAATATTACCCTAAAGGGTAATATAGAGGAAATTATGAAAGACCCGGAAGCTTGGGCGGAGGAACAAGCTTTAAAAGCGGTTGGACAGAATCTTGAGAGGTTTGTTGAGGCAAGAGAGCTCGGCGAAAAATTTGTGACCGAGTTAACCGCTAATGTTTAGACTGTTCATATGTTCATTTGGTTCTGTTTTCGACTCAAATGAACAAATAAACACATATATAAATAGGATTTAAAATGATATCCTTTGAAGTACCAAGTTTACCAGAAGATTTAGCGGATAAATACAGTAGAGCTATTGCCGACCATTTAACAGAATGCGCTGAAATTGCAAAAAGCTATGTTGAAAGGTCAATTGAATCTGGTGAAGAGATAAACGGTGGAAGTTTTGCTCCTTTAAGTGATGTCACGATAAAAGTCAGGGAATTAAGGGGCGGAGGGGGCAGTCAACCGTTAATAGATAGTGGAAATCTTTTAGGAAGTATCAGTGTAGACGATGCTTATAGCGCAGATGGTGAAGCTTCAGTTAATCTTGGCGCAGAATATGGTGAATACCAAAATGAAGGTTATTATGTAGGGACTGATTTCCGGGCTGGCGGAGAATTTTTCAAGGTAAAAGGCACTTATGTAGAGCCAAGAGAATTTTGGGGGACACCAGATGATTTTTTTGAAAGACCAGAGTATAAAAACTCATATAATAGTCTGGAAAAGAAGGTTCAAAAGATACTATCTCAATATCCCATTGAGAGGTTTGGGTAAGTTTGGTAATTTATGGCTAATGAAAAAGATAAATTTAACAGACTTGATAAAAGAGATAGAGAAATTGCTCGATGGATATCAAGAATGCTCGGATATGATATCCAAGTCCTCTCTTCAAGACTTAGACAACAGGCTGAAGTTCTTAGGGGAGCTGGCTTATCAGAACAATCAATTGCTAGGTTTCTTAGCGAAGACCTTAGCTCCGGCGGACGTATTTTTGGAGAATTTAAAGGCGCCCTTAAACGAGGAGTTGTTGGAGGAGTTATGCAAGCTTCACGCCGAGAACTCAACGTGGGGGGAGACGTAAATTATAAATGGGTAGTTGCGCAGGGAGTAGAAAATTGCGAAGATTGTCTAGGAAGAGCTGGTGAAGTGGATACTTGGGACAACTGGGTAGCAAGAGGGATGCCGGGAACTGGCTGGAGTGTGTGTCGGGTAAGCTGTTATTGTCAAATAGTTCCTGAAACAACTGACATTGATGATGTAATAAAAATAAGGGGTAAATAATGCCATACGGTAAAGGTACTTACGGTAAAAAGAGGGGCAGACCTAAGAAGAAGAAACGGAAGAAGAAGTAGCTTCTAATTCTTCAAGTTTTTTAAGCCAAACTTCTCTTTTCCCTTTTGAAAGTCTTCCAACAGGAAGCGGTTTTAATCCAACCTTTTTAGCTCTAACACGGAGCGCATATCTTTCTCTTCTTGCTTTTGCCTGAAGTATTTTTTTCCTTTGTTTAGATACAGCCCGTTTTATTTTCTTCTTTTCTTTTACTTTTCTTTTTTCCGGCTTATCATTTTCTGGATTTCGTTCAGGAAGCTTATCTAAATCATATTGAGCCTCGATAATTTCAGCATCTTCATATTCCATATCAGTTTCTGCTTTAAGGAACTTCTCAAAAGGCGAATCTACCTGAACATGAACATTTTTAACCAGCTTTCCACTGTGTTCTAATACCAATCTACCCGCTTGAACATTTCCAGCTAACGCTTCCCGAATCATTGCTTCCAATACGGAAGGTAATTGAAAACCAAAGGTCACCATATAGGTTTCATAGACCGCATCAACGAAATATGGTTCCTTCTGCCAATCGTAAATAGTAGTATCAGCTACACCAACATGGGCGGCTATTTCCTTCTTTGTTACGGATGGATTCAAGGCTATAAACTCTGCCGCAATCCTCTGCTTGGGGGATAAGCTTTTGGATTGGTCACCCAATTGTAAAACGGTATCGTTGCTTGGCATTACTTTTCCCATAAGTCTAACAATAATAGGACATAACTATTTCAAAAACTGGTTGAATTTCCTTACCTTATTTATATAATATATAATTGTATTTTTAATGTATATAATCTATAAAAGAAATAATTATTGGTCATACTTTATTCTTTTTTTTCTGTTTCTTGTTTTAGGGTTATTCTTTTCCCTGACTTGAGCGGAGTGCTGGTAGCCTCTACAAAATAAAAAAATATCACCCCTAAGGGGGGAGGCTGTGAACATAGATTGAAAGCCGGGGAGCAGGGTGCGCTGGATTACTACACAGCTAAAACACCAATCAAATCTTACCTTAAATACTTAACCATTTAGATATAGTATAGAAATCATTTGGATATAACGTCTAATAGAAATATATTACTGGTGAATTAATCATGAAGCAATTAACAAGAGGAGCAAAAATGAACAAGGAAATGAAAAATGCTGTAGCAAATCAACTATTAGATGCACTACAGGATAAACAGATTGACTTGGAAAGCACAATTAAGGAAGCTTACCAAATAACAAACTCAATTCAATGTATTACTCAAACGAGTGATATAATTGTGAAACTATCTCTTATGGCTGATAAATATGGCATCACAGAAGAAGAGCAGGATGTATATTTTGATGAAATAAGAGACAAACAAAACGAACTGGAACAAGCTTGTTTCAATGCCGAGGAAATGTTCCGGGAGAAACTAACCCAAATTAAAGAAGAAATTGAGCAAGCCGAATTTAAAATAGAGCAATTAGAGGAGGCTGAATAATGAGTAAAACAAAAGAAAATCTATCATCAATTATTGATGATGCAATTCGACATGAGCGAATAGTAAGTGGAAAAGAGATTGCATTTAATTTAAACCAAGTCATAAAAGAACTTGAATCAATAGACCAAGATACTATTGACGCAAATTCAAATTACATAACTAGTGTAGATTACGTTGAGAACTTAATCAATAGACTTTATGATGTCTATTTTGAAAGGCAAAAATGGTTATGATTGAATATTTAATAGAATACGAACATCACATCACATTCGTATTAATTCCAACCATTAGTCTTTTATTGCCAGTAATACTTAACAAAATAACAAACAAGAGGAGCAAATAATCATGAGTAAAAAAGAAACAATTAGCTTAATTCACAGATTAAAAGCTAGTAGCACAAGGGCAAGTAGAAAAAGCGCTTGCGGAGGCTATTCTTGGAAGCTTACCGCATCAAATTTAGACGGGGAGGCGCTGGAATATATCGCAAATAGAAGAGACTTGGAAATTGTTGATAATTCCGGGGAAATGGTCATATGGTGCAAAATATGATTAGCGGAAAATCATACCTCAAAAACAAGATGATTTATGAGAAATTAGGACAAGATATTACCCCGGTCAATTTCCGGGGTAAAATCTACACCTTAAACGGTCATAAAATCATATTAAAAGACCTAACAAAAGAGGAGAAAAAATGCCTAACAAAATGACTAAAAAAGATAGATTAGAAAATGATGTAAAAAGATATCTAAGATATTTGATTTCACCAATGAATTCTACAGATAGACCTTTTACAGATAGTCAAAGGATACTGATAAATATCGCTGAAAAATACGGAAAAGAGGAGACGCTAGCGGAAGTAAAATATCAATATGATTGGTATTTAAAAACAGTCCTAAAACGGTTCTAAATAATGGATAAACTATTTACGGTCAATTTTATCCTATTTTCAATCTATTTAGCGATTCATATTATTCTAGCAATTTTACGCTAGTTTTACGCTAAATATTAACGTACTTAAAAAAGTTTAGGAGGCTTAAAAGTATGTCCAAAACACAAACAGCAATCACAGCCGGAGAATCAGTTTTCCAATATAAAGTCACTGATACCGGGAATTATAAATCAAGCCTTAATATTTTTAAGGCTGGTAATACTAATAAAAAGCTAGGCGGGAAAATATCCAAAGGAATTTGGAAAAGCTTACCAATTTATAGCTTAACCTTAGAAGAGCGGAAAACCTGCCCGGTAACGTGTCCACATTGGGCGGACTGTTACGGTAATAAAATGCCCTTTGCAGTTAGGTTTGTTTTGAATGAATCTCTATTTAATAGAATTGAGATTGATTTGAATAAATTAATGGTAAAACACAAAAACGGTATTGCATTACGTTTGCACGTTTTAGGGGATTTTGGGAGTTTGGAATATGTCAAAGTATGGGAAAATATGTTAAACAAATATCCAAAGCTAAAAATATTTGGATTCACAGCATATTCACCAACCGACGAAATAAAAGAAAACCGGGAAATTGGGAAAGAGCTTGCCCGCCTAAGAGTAAAATTTGCCGGGCGTTTCCAAATAAGACTAAGCGGAGGCGGAGATTTTGAATATTCAGCGAATCCAATTAATGACGGTTATACTGGATTCACTTGCCCGGAGCAAACCAGCAAAGTTGATTCTTGCGCAAGCTGTGGTCTATGTTGGACAACTAAGAAATCTGTTAATTTCATTACTCATTAAATAATCATTAAATATCTTAAAATGAATAATTGCCAGAGGCACACCAAACCGCCAGAGTCCAAAGTGGGGAGCAACCATAATTATAAAATCAGTTCTTATATTTACAAGGCTTATAATAAAATAGTAGGGAATAAAAAAGTAGAAAATAAAAAAGGAGAAAAGTAAAAATGAAAACATACGAAGTAACTTATTACATCACTTACACAATAGAAGCAGATACCCAGCCGGAGGCTGAAGACGTAGCGATGGAGCACGCTATGTTAGATTTCACAGATGAAGGAAAAGGAGCAAATATCATCACAGTAAATTATGGTGAAGATATTTTAATTAGATAACAATAAAAGAGGAGTTAAAAATGAAAATAACAAAAAACGAATTCCTTGCTTATGAGGGAGTTTATAGATATGGTAAATGGAGTATGTTTTCCCCGGACGCTAGGGAGGCAACCGGGTTGAGCAGAAAAAAGTATCTAGCCATTATTGAAAATTATAATAAACTGGCTGATAAATATCTAGACAATAAATAATGAGTAAAAAAAAGAACAGCGTAAAATCACACGTTAAAAAATACAAGAGGAGCACTATGAGATTAGAACCATGTAACCTATTTGCAAAAAGAGACACCATAGAAGAGGCAAGCGAATATTTTGATTCAGTTATTAAATCGCTACCTAAAGATTGTCAGTTCCATGCATTCACAGCTTTTGCTGTGTTTTGGAATACGCTGGCATATAAATATGACTTAAAGGAAAAGTCATACGGAGATAAAATCGAACTAGAGGAGAAATCGTAATGGATAGAAAAACAAGAACAATACACGGCATATGTATCTATTGCAATATAGAAATAGCAGACCATCCAATTGACATTAACTCGATAGGTGTGCATATAGAAAACAGGGACAAGGATAGCGAAAGATATATGAAATCTTATGGCAGTGCTCACATGATATGCGACACTCGAATAAATAACGATAAGAAGTTCTATAATTGGGTATTAAATAAAAACAAAAGAGGAGAAAAGTAGATATGAAAAACACTTGTGGAAAAACAAGAGAAGTAGATAATCCATATGAGATATGGAAAGCTGGGGATTGGGAGTGGCGAGTGCTGAAGAAATACCAAAACCCTGACAACGAAAAAAAGAATCCTTATGCTAGGTGGTTCTGTGCTGTCAAGAGTCCATTCACTTATGGCTCTTGGGAATACGGAGATACCTACATTAGCGATATCGCTTCAGTAGCTAGGAAGGTAAAATAATGAAGGTTCACACAATAAAAGACAAACGTCCAACTCTAGAAGAACTGCAAGAATTAGTAGGCGGTTATATTGAGGTGGTCTATCTCAAAAATGGAGACCAATTAATTGTGGACGAAGATGGACTTATGAGACAGAAATTTCCGAATAGAGATGCATCAATTCTCGCTGGCAAATTAATAGTTGGAAATGCTGTCTTATTAAAAGGTAAAGGAAAATTGCGATGACTAGAGAAGAAGAAGTATTGAGCAATCTTACATATGCTTGGGTGAATTGGGATTATGATGATTTCATTGAGAAATTCTTTAAGCATAGGTTTAGTATGCACGCTGATTTTCATAGAGATGCTGATTCATATGCCAAAGAAAACTGGAAGACGTTTAGCGAGAACCCGGCTCGCTATATGAATAGCATGGACTTAGAAACTCTATCTGTTTTCACAAAAGCAATAACAGGAGAAATAAAATGAGAAAAGTAGTAAAAACAAAAGTTAAGGCTGGTGATGTGATTGGTGTAAAAGAAAAGCATCATACATTCATTGGCAGGGGATACAAAGTCGAGTCAGTAGTTGTGTTGAAAGTAATAAATGAATTCGACGATAATGAAAAGGAAGGCGGAGACCATTATCCATTGTTTACCGTTAAGGTAGACCAAGATAAGACATGGAGAGCAGATACATTCACACATCGCTTTTTCGATTCAATAATATATAAATAAACGATGAATACAGCAGAAATATTAGAATCAATTCTGGTGGCAGTTATATTCATCTTTATCTATTTATTAATCGAGTATAAATAAATGATTGAGCGACTGCACAATACGATGGATTTAATGGAAAGGATTGTTTCATTCCTAGAGGGGTTAAAACGACTTAGTTATATTGAAGACTATGTTGTAACCCATACCATTAAAGAATCGGAGGAAATAATAAAATTAGTTGAGGAACTAAAAACAGCGTTATGGGAAAACGCTAGAGAGGAGACAAAATGAGCATAGGAATAGAAAGCGTAAAAAGAGATATGTTGAAAATGATGGACAAATTGGATGACCACGAACAGATGTTTATAAATCTACAGCGTAAGCATATAGATAATTATAAACTGGTCAACGATAGAATAACTGACCTGTTCGATATAATAAAACAACTAGAAAAAGAGGAGAGATAAAATGGTTATCGATGTTAGAGGAGAAACAACGTGCGTGTATGTCACAATTGGAGATTGGACGTTTTACATTGACGACTCTACGGACGAGGCTATTGTAAATAGATGGCACAAGGATTTTCCAGAGGATACGGTAGAAATGCCAACAGAATGGGAGGTTCATCCATGATGTATGTAGCTAAATGTAAACTTGATGACCGGGGGAGATTAACTCTCCCCAAGTCATTCATGGAAGCAAACGACATAGACAAATGCACTGATGTTTATATTTCAACCATGTATAATACAGAAAACTCTGTTAAAATGGTTTTTGTAAACGATTGTGAAAACGACAAACAGTTATAAATATTATGATATTTCATCAAGTATTTATAACTTCTTATACAAAACGGGGAGTCAAATGGAACAAGTTCTAGTACACTTGAAAATGCAAGAACGTAGTATGGCTTGGTTGAGTCGCCAGCTCGGCGTATCTAGCCAAACCATCACAAATTGGAACAAAGGTCACACAGTGCCAAGTCGTGCAAATAAAATTGCAATGGCTCAAATTCTTGGCGCAAGCTACTATGACCTATTTAACGAATAAAGGAGGTTCAATGAATACAAATAGAATAAATAATATGGAACTGATGATGATTGATACTAAGGATATCAAATCCAGTCCATTCAATCCACCAGTAAGAACAAATAGGAAGATGACTAAATATAAGAATTTAGTTAAATCCATAAAAGCAACAGGGTTAATTAATCCTGTCACAATAGCGCACGACTTTGTTCTTATTGATGGAAATCGCAGACTACAAGCTTGCCGTGATTTAAATATTACAACAATCCCGGCAGTCAGACACAATAGCAACAGTTCAAAGATGTTTGATAGACTGTTTGTGCAAGCAAATGAACACACTGTTCTTTTGAATGCCTCACAGGAATTATACAGATATCTTAAAGGCGCAGAAATATCACAGCGCACGAAAAAGGTTATTGAGAATCTGAAAGAGTATGGTGGATTAGGTTTTCTAAATCGCATTGCCGATGAAGGGAAATCGCCGAATACATATGAAATCGCAATGAGTATGTATAGAAGATACACCAAGCGTACCAGCAAAAGAGATATGAAGAAACTCATATATTGGATGCTGAATGTTGGTAGTTCATATCAAGTAAAGAAGGCAATGGCGGATTACATCCCGATTGATGTGCTGGTAGATTCTGTGGAAAATATGAAAAAACTGAAAACTGATTATACTAAATAGAGATGCCAGTTACAATACACGGAAAAGAATACAAAACAGTAGCTGAGAGGCTGTCTGAACTCCACAGCGATGATGACAGTTGGTCATTGACATCAGAACTTCTTCATGTTTCAGATGATGAGGTTATTGTCAAGGCTACGCTAACGTATGGAAATGGTAGGACTTTTGAAGGCATCGCCCACGAACACAAAAGCGCATCTTATATTAATAAAACATCCTATGTTGAGGTTGCACAAACTTCAGCTTGGGGCAGAGCGTTAGCGTGTGCGGGATATGCTGGTACTGAACTGGCATCTGCTGACGAAATGGTTAATGCGTTAAGGAACCAAAAGTAATTCGTGTTCCGAGGCACGAACAAGGGCTTGGTTGATTGTCGTAACTGTGAAAAGGGCGACCATCAGCGAATCTA